CGGTGTCCCCACCATCGACCGTCCACGTGTACGTGATCCCGGCGACGCCGATGGTCCCGCCCGTGATGATGACGATCTGAACGTCGTAGTGAAGGTACGGGGCACCTGTGGTGGTGACAACGCACGACCCTCCGACGTTCTTCACGAAGGTCCCGGCGTAGTAGCTTCCAGGGATCGTCGGGACGACCGCGAGGCCCACGCACGGGAGGCCGGAGACGTTCGTGTTGTAGACCGCACACTCGCTCAGCATCCCGGCGCCGAACGTCGAGGTCGTGAGACCCTGGTTCGTGAGCATCGTCGGAGGAAGCGAAGACCCGGTCTGGGCCGAGGCGATGACCGCCAGGATGCCTTGAGTGCTGTTGAGGGCGGGCGACCCACCAACGGTGCTCTTGACTACGGTAACGCTGGGGATCATGCGGGGTAGCCCTCTAGTCAGGTGCTGGTCACAAGTGCTTTAGGGAACGATCTGCCAGTCGATGGAGCCCGAGTTCGCGTCGGGGAAAACCCCGCTCGCGATTTGGACGATGAGGCTCGTCGGGTTGTTGAAAGCGAGGATCGGGAAGGTCCCGTTGTTCACTGGTGCCGCGCACCCCGAGAGGGTCATGTGCCGCCCCAGCAGATTGGGTGTGCAGAACCCTCCGAGGTTGCCTACGAGGACGTTCGAGCCGGTCGCTGAGAGGATCTCGGCATTGACGCCCGACAGGAACGGAGGCTCGCCGGGGAAGAGCATCGGGCCCTTCTCCAGGGCCGGTGTGCCCGTCTGGACCGCGATGTACTGGTCGTAGAGCACGCATTTGTAGAGCCCCGTGATGAGGAACTCCTTGCCGTGCCCTTGCTCGGTCGAGGACCCCGGCTCCATCCAAGTCGCCTTGGACCCGGCGAAGTCCCAGTTGTTCTGCCCGATGGGCCACGAGACGCCTGTGACCGGATCGGTCCAGTTGGCATTCCACAGGGCCTGCGCCGTCATCTCGATGAGCAGCTCGGCCGCTTCGATCTGGGCCTGCTCACTGTCGAGGTTCGCCGGGTCTACCCCGAGGATGGAGAACGTGATGGGCCGGGGCCACGAGAACAGCTCACGAGGGTTCGTCGAGTGTTTCTGCCAGGGGGCACCCCATGAGCCCGCGTTCATGGGCTTGGGCTCTTTGGTCCCATCGAACTCGCCATCGATGATGACGACGCGGGACTCGTCCCACCGGGACCTGTACTTGAGGCCCACGTAGATCGCCGCATTGACGCCGTACGCGGTGAAGTACGTCTGCATGGCCCGTTGGAGCTGGGTGAGGCTCGAACGGGTTACAGGGCCACCTGTGGGCGGGGGGAAGGCCATCGCTCAGGGCTTCTTCGGTGTAGACACGCGTAGGGGCTGCGTCTGTGCGACGTTCGTATGGATACCCGAGGCATCCCGCGTGATGACGTTCTGAGCCGGACGAGTCGCCATCCGCTTGACCGCTTCGGCCTCGCGACGGGCCTGCCACTCCTTGCGGCGCTGAACCGTGACTGCGTTTCGATCCTGCCGGAGGCGCCCGATCATCTTCGGGCTGTGCTCAATCCCAGGAAGACCTTTGCCGAGGTCTCCAGGGATGGGTGGCTTCACGGTGGGGGCCACGAACTTCTTGGCCGGGACGCACTCGCAGATAACAGGCATCGGATTAATCATCGGTTTCCTCCCGTCGTGATCTCTTCCCAGACCTGCTTGGCTGCTTTCACCAGGGCTTCCTCGATGGCGGGAGGGACCGTTCCGGTGTCGGGGATCACCTGACGAACTGGCTTTCCTTGGAGACCTTTGTGGTGGAAGACCGTGGGCCCACTGAGCGTCGTGACTACGAAGTTCCCGGCAGCTCTTGTGGAGATGGCAGCAGCCGCGTTGACGAGCGGACGACCTCCGTCCTTCTTGGGCTTCCAGGCTTTCCCTTCCGGTGTGGTCCCGGCAGAGGCGGTCTTCTGCAGCTCAGCCTGAACGAGGGGTGCAGCCACGGTGGCGACTTTGGAAGCCACGGTCTTCTCGTCCCCGAGGACTTTCAACCGAGCGATCCAACTGTCGAGAGCCGCGATGCCACTGTCAGCCATGGGGCATCACCGCGGCGGGACCCACGACCTGTTCGGCGCATACGGGCCACACCCGCCGTAGCCGTCCTGGGCATCCTGACGTGTACCGAGGACAACCTGACGGTCTGTCCACGCGTACGGCGAACTGTCGCTGAACCCGAAAGGTCCGCCAGTGTCGATGGCGCTGCCCTGGTCCTCGGAGACCGGAAGATCCCAGAGTCCCGTGTTCGAGTTGGCTGCCTCTTCGAGTTCAGCCTTCGCGACCTTCACGTCATCGGCGAGGGCCGAGAACTGAGGGTCCGCCGTGTTCGTCCCGTGACGCTTCCACACGTCGAGACTGACCATGAGGGTCAGCCACCGGAGAAGGGTCTCGGGGACCGCCGTCGCAGCCGCGTATGAGTACGCGGTCGTGTAGTTGCCCATCGACCCGACGAAGTTGGCGAACATACCCGTGGTCCCGAGCTGGACCTGCAGGGCGGTTGCGACGTTCTCCTGGCCCACCGGAAACGTGATCCCGCCGTCGCTCGACCACCGGAAGAGTGCTGTGCCGAGGGCACCCGCAGTCGTGATCTGGATGATGGTCTGGAACGACCCGAGAACGGGCCTTCCCATCAGCGTGACGTTCGGGCTAGGGACCTCGGGGGTACCTCCTGCGGGGACCAGGGAGGGCGCTTGCTGACCCCACGGGAGCTGTCCGCCGTACCGCTTGCGGAGGCGAGAATTGATGTAGCTCGTGTGGGTCGCGATGTTCTGGACTGTGAAGCCGGGCGTGACCGTCTCCACTCCACCCGTACCCGTGAAGTAGCTCGGGCGCAGGATGCTGCGGCGCATGAGCCCCAGCAGATCGATGTAGGGGAACGCCAAAGGCTTGCCTCACTCCAGCGATCTGAAAAGACGAAAACCCGATGGAGGGGGGATTCCACCGGGTTCGCCTTCTCACCACCCAGGAAGTTTGGGCGGAGAATCTGTCGGGAACGCTCAGGTCTGATCAATTTTCACGATGGCGTACGGGTGCCCGGGCTGAACCGAGATACGGCCCTGTGCGATGTACTCCAGCTCGAGAGCGCGGTTGAGGATCGCGTCGAGGCCCGCAGGCATCGGACCGCTCGTCGCTTCACCCGTGAAGAGGTTCATGCGGAACGGCTCGCGAAGGACGTGGATCAGACCGCCGAGGGTCGAGGTCTGGTTCTGCTTCATCACGAGGTACCAGCTCGTGTCCGAGCCGGTGATGGTCTCGGTGAAGGAGTTCGTGACGCCCGAGCCGTTGGTGGCCTGGAGCTGGATCTCGGTCGAGTAGTTCGTCGAGGCCCCGATCTCGGACGCCTCGATGGGCTCTGCGAGACCCCAGCGGCGGATCATGCCGTCCACGGTCGCGGACCCGGCACCACCCGCAGCACCCTGCGGCATGATGTAGTTGCCCGAGACGCTGTACGCGCCGAGGAGCTGAGAGACGCGGGTCGTGAGCGCGGGCGGGCAGATGATCGCTGCCGGGCTCAGGAAGCGCGGGGTCTTGCCGTTCGGCATCTTGAGGCCACGCGCGTACGCGATGACCTTCGACAGGTTCTGGAAGGCCACATCCACCGTCACCGAGGTGTCGATGGGGCACGCGCCGGGGTACCCGACCGTCGTGTCCGCCGTCGAGTGGAGCCAGTTCGCGTAGAACGCGCCGGGGTTCGCATCCCAGTTGGCCTGCGTCGGGAGCCCGACCGCCGTGTTGTAGGGGTTCGTGGGGTGCGGCGCCGTCTTGTCCGAAAAGTACGGGAGTCCGTCGTACGCGGAGGCCGAACCGTCCGTGTTCGCGCCGTTCATGAGGAACTCGGCCGCCAGGAACTGCGGGAAGTACGCCGCCTGGGTTCCGACCTGCGAGGCCCAGTCGCTGAGGATGTCGAGCCCACCGCCGCGGAGGTCGAGGAGCTGGTCACGCTTGACCGAGATGGCCGAGGCGTAGCGAGCCGGGACGAGTTCCGTGGTCTGCGTGACGAGCGGCGTGAAGGGGATGTTTCCGCCCTTGCCCACCGGCTCGATGCTCGCCGTCGAGAGGAACCAGGTCAGACGCTCCGTTGCTCCTTCGATGGGGCGGGTCTTGACGACCTTGCTCCACCAGTTGGAGTCCGCCAGGAGGGACCGAGCGTATTCCTCCTCCTTGATCGCCAGCATCTGGCGCTCGTACGAGAATACGAAGCTCGGGGTCAGTTGGTCAGCCATGGCGGTTCCTTGTTGTCCTTACCTGGAGTCCCGAGATCAGAGGCTCGTCGCTTCGACGGCCACGCCCTTGGTTGCGCTGATTGCCCAGACGCGCCCTGCGACCGCGCTGCCCGATGCGGCAACCGTCTGGTTGTCGAGCATGTAGCAGTTGGTGAAGAGCGTTGTGACGGCGCTTCCGCCTGTCGCGTTGTTGTACCAGGAGACCTTGATCTCGTGGTCGAGACACACGTTGATCAACTGCCCCGAAACGGCGACAGCGATGCTCTCGTCGAACTGACCGATGTTGATCAAGTTCCCGTTGCCCGAGACGGCGGGGGTCACCCAACCGTTGACCACGTCCGCGGCGCACATGGTTCCCTGCCAGGCGGTGACGCCCGTCTGCATCGGGAACTGCTTGTACCGGATCGTGTCGTAGCGGGCCCAGCGGGCGGAGACTGCGGCAGTCATGTCACTTCACTCCGTTCTGAGCCGTGCGGGCTTTGTCGAGTTGTTCGAGGTACGCCTTCGCTGCCTCGCGATTGCCGGTCCCCGTGATGGTGTCGCCTGCGACGACGGGGGTTCCGCGCTTGAATGCGCGGTTGATGGCGTCCTGCTGGGCGCCGTCGATGGGGGCGACGAACTCGCCCTGACCCTTGCCCTGAACCGTGGGCATGGTCATCGAGGCACTGGCGCTGAAGCCGGGAGCGCGCTTCCAGTTCTTGACCGCCTGCTGGACGGTCGCGATGGGGAGGCTCTCCAGGGTCGCGCGGACCTCGGCGCTGAAGTCGGGACGCGTGTCGAGAAGAGCGGCCTTGGCTTTCGTCTCCTTCTCGGTGAGCTTCTCGGACTCCATGTCGTGGACTCGCTTGGCGAGCGCCGCGAGAGTGGCCTGGGCCTTCGAGTCCTTCTCGGGCTCCTCGGCCTTCGAGCCTTCCGGCTTCTTGTCCTTGTCGCCGTCCTCGGCATCGGCCTTGGCCGCTGCGGGCTTGTCCTTGTCCGAGGGCTCGTCTTCCGCCTTCGCGGCCTCGTCCTTCTCGGGGGCGTCTTCGGGCTTCTCGTCGCTGGCGAATGCCTTGAGCATCTTCTTCGCCTTGCGGGCCTTGTCCTCGTCCTCGCCCTCGGCGTAGGACATCAAGGCTTCCTTCATCGCGTCCCAAGCCTTGGAGTCGTTCTTTGCTTGTGCGGGCATTTCCGATCCTTCGGAGGCGAGGCGGGCCAGAAGGTCCGCGTACACCAGTATTTGGTCTACAAGACCATTAGCGACCGCCTGTTGGCCGATGAACGCCTCACCCTCCAGCGCCACGACCTCAGCGCGACTCAGGGGACGGTGGTCGGACACGAGGTTGAAGAACAACCCTGACAGCTCATCGACCGAGCGACCGACGCTGGCGACAGCCTCTTTTGAGGTCGGGACGTGGGGGTTCCCAGCAAGCTTCAGCTTGCCGGAAGCGACGAACGTGATCTTGATCCCCATGGCCGCGTCGCGCGCGGTCTCATCGATGATGGGCTCGAAGACTCCGATGGATCCCACCGTCGCCGTAGGCGGGCAGATGATCTCCTGAGCGCTTGAAGCGATGGCGTACGCCGCACTGGCGCACATCCCATCGACGTACGTGATGAGGGGCTTCCCGCTCTCCACTGAGAGTTGCCGAAGGAGCCGGGACAGCTCCATGCACCCGGCCGCGTCACCACCACGGGAGTTGATCCTGAGGACCACGCACTGGGCCTCGGGACACTCGAAAGCCGCGCGTGCGTCGTCCCCGATGGACTCATAGGACATCCAGGGCGTGCCCGAATGCTCGACGAGCGGTCCGCAGATGTTGACCACGGCGGTGGTCCCACTCAGCTCGAAAGGAGCTGGGGCCACGAGGTCGTAGATCGCACCCCACGCGGCCTGCGCCATTGCCTGAGGGCCCATGTTCGCGTACGCGAGCTTCGACGGTCCCGTAGCCTCGTCCATCTTCTCGGCGAGGGAAACTCGGGGCATCTTGGGGGTCTTCATTGGGCTGCCTGATCCATCTGATCCTCGGGTTCACCCTCTTCGGTGGCCGCGGGAAGTTGGGGGACGGAGGTGTTCTCGATGACGGGCAGGGGGATTTCCCCGACGTTCGAGGGCGCATCGGGCGTGAGAGTCTTGAGAGGGACGCCGTACCGCGAGGCGTAGGCTTCGATGTCGAGCCGGTCGCCGTAGACGGTCTTCAGCGCAGCGATCCCTTGGGCGAGACTCGTGAGCACCTTGGACTCGGCATCGAGATCCTTGGGCGTCATGATGTCCCACTCCAGCATCGTCCCCGCGTCGAGCTGGGCTGTCCCGAACTCGTGCTCGACGTAGAGCGGAAGGATCTGGGTATTGACCGTGTACGCGAGATCCTCGGCCGTGGACTTGATGATGTCCGCTCGGATCAGCCGGTGAACGTCCGCGTTTGCGAATCCGGTCCCGCCAGTGGTGGTCACCACCTGACCAGCCAGGGCGACCATCATCTCGTTGTCCGAGGTGTTGATCTCCTGCTGGTAGGTCTGCCAGGCTTGGCCCGCGACTTCGATGAGCTTCATCTCGAAACCCACCGGAAGCTCCAGGGTCGTGTTCGGACCCCAGTTCACGATGTGCTCGAAGATCGCGCGCCGGTGTTGCTCTGACGCGCCGGTCGGGCTCTGCATCACCTTGGCGGGGTTCGCGACTCCAGCGATGAAGCCAGCGCGAGTCATCAGAGCGTGTTCCTTGTTGATGAACGCGCGACCAATCGCCCAAATCAGGCCCCATTGCCAGGGGTGCAAAGGCCCGTACGGAAGATGGAGGACGAAGCGACCGTCGCCCCCGTTGACTGGGATCCGACCAGCCCGCGAGTTGTAGTACCAGCGACAGTCGCCCCAGTTGAACTCCAGCCATTGGGGGTCGAGGCGACGAAGGACGGGGTAGGATCTCCCCACCACGGGAACCAACTCGGCGATCCCAACACCCATGAAGCGACCATCGGATGCGAGAGCCGCGAGTTGACCGGGCGGGCACATCTCGTCGAAGACGGATTCCGATCCGTTCTTGGACTTGAGGCGGTCGAGGATCTTGGTGTTGGAGCCGTAGAAGCGTTTGGGCAGCCGAACGATGCCGTCTGTCGAGGCAGCGATGAGTCCTCGGAGGACACCGTCTCGCCGAACGGACCTGTAGAGCTGGCCCGCGCGCCATAGGTTGCCTGAGTCAGCTTCCGCCGTCGCGTTCTCCAGGTCCCGCAAGTACCAGCGGGTCTGCGTGATGGGGATCGGCTGAATCTCACCGCCAACCGCACGGCGGATCATCTCGACAGACGGATCGTCAATCGCGAGGCCGGGACCAGGGCCCATGGCCTGGTACGTTGTGAAGCCCATCATCGCCTTGATGCGATCAGAGATCTGCGAGGCCCAGCCCATCTACAGGGGCCCGGCAGAATAGGACTTTAGCGGCGAGGGCCTCGGATGGCTGCTTCCGCGAAAGCGTAGGGATCGAAGGCATCCCTACGCGCGTAGGCGTCATCGACCACCGTGGGCCGCCTGGTGAAGCCGCCCTCCCGGTCAGCACCCGCTGCCACGACTTCGAGCCAGGGAGCCGGGGACCACACGGCGAGGGCCAGGGCATCTGCTCGATCAGGGGACCGGCCGATCTTGGCGCGTATGTCGTCCTTCGACATGAGCTTCAGGGTGCCCTTCGTGAGGGTCTCCCAGGTGGGTGTGTGAAGCTCGACCTCGAGGCGTACGTCTTTCGTGATGCCGCCCGTCCGCAACCAGTTCTGCAGGTTCGCGAACAGCTCCTCACGGATCCGGTCGTAGATGAGCGGCTGACGCCGGGCAGCGGCTGACGCTTTCACACCGAAGACTCGGAACCCCTCATAGGGGCGACGGGCGACCAAGTCCTCGGCCATGGGGTTGAGCCGGTAGGAGAGGGAGCTTCCGATGGGCCCTTCGATGTCGAGGATGACTTGAGGGATCTCATCGCCTCGCCTGTAGGTTCGGACGAACCCAGTGAGGTGCTCGATGATCGCGTCCTCGCTGAGCCCATGGAAAGAGTAGAGCCCCAGCATCTTGGCGCCGCGGACGATGGCGAAACAAGTCTCATCCCCAGAGGTCCCAGGCCCTGCAGGGTCGAGCCCGATGGTCAGCGTCCCGTTGTCATCGGGCAGGTCTTCGTGTCGGTCTTGGGCCGCAAGGATCAGGTCGAGCGAGATGGCTTTGCCCATCTCGTTGAGG